AGCCAGATTAGCAGCGGTCGGTTTTATCAGGTTGACGCCAGCGTCATGAATATAACCAGCCCATTTCCCAGTGGAGTTTTTCCCCATTGAGTCAACGTAGTGGGTCATCAACTCAGTAAACTGAGCAGCGTTGCCGTTTGATTGAAAGGCGTACTCCTTGGCCTTCAGTCGCATTTCCTGCTCAAGAGACTCAGCAAAGCGGCGCTCAATCAAATTCTGATAAGACTGAGAAGCAATGCTGCCAAGACGACCGGGAGCCTTGAACGCTTCAGGCGCACCAGTCTCAGGATTGATTGTCATAATGTCTTTGGGCAAAGCTGCCTTGGCCGCATCAAGACCAGCCTGTTTAGCAAGAGGAACGGCTCGCTTGTAAAACTCGTTGCTAAGGTTTCCCGCCTCACGAGCAAGCGTATTGCCTATGGTGACACCGCCCTCAGAAGCGCGGACAACACCAATATTACTTGCTGTTTGGGCAACTCTGGTTTGCTCTCGGATAACTGCCGCTGCGCGTTGGCGTGGAGGTCTAGCCATTATTTACGGTCCTAACGAAGCAGAAACGGAGGTGTATGGAGTTTGCGGCGCTGCGCCAGTACGAACATCGTTGTACTTCATTACTGCGCTTGTAAGCGTAGAAAAAGCGGTGATGTACCCAGAGGTCTGCGCTGCGCGGCCTCTAGCCAACTCCGCAGACATTGCCATAGTTGCCGCCAGAGACTTTTGCTGGCCAGTGTAGGCGATCGTATTAACGTCTTTCCCTGCAATCTTTTTGTTCTCAGCAAGGAAAGCCCCAACGCTAGACGTTTTGCGAGGCTGACTAACATCAACGTCACGACCAGTAGCAAACAGCGCACCAATATTAACACCAAGATTGCTATGGTACTCGTAAAGACGAAGGTTCATCTTTGCCTTGGTTTCCATCTCAGCATTGATCTTTTGCGTTTCCATGTTGAACGCATTTAGTTCAGATGCCTGCTTGGCAGCATTGCCAGCGGCTATGCTTCCCAATGCGCTAAATGCGCCACTGGCAAGAGAAAGAAGTGGGAGGGCCATCAGACAATCAACTCCGCTACATAACCGTTAATCTGCAATGGCAAAGGCTGCGGCTGGGTTATAACAACTTGCGGATCACGACCGTATCCAAAGATGAAGATTTCTTTCTTGCCGCTGTAAGCTGCTGCTGGATTGTAAGCGGTTCCGTTTACCGCCACTGATCTTGCTGCAATCAAATCCAAAATGGCAGCGCTGATGCTGCGCTTGTGCCCAGTAACAAAACCAACCCCGGTGTTCACATCAACCGGATTGCCAGTAAGAAGAACATCAAAGGACTTGCCGATCTCAAAGTGAGTGTAGGTCGAAGTGTACGCAGACACATCAACCCGCGTGGCATAAACAGACCCGCCTGTATCATAGGACGCAACCGGAAGCTGGCCGATGTAAACAGGCTCAGCGCCTTCCGATGTATAGCCGATAACATCAAGCAACTCAGTGTCTTGGAACAGTTGAGTCACAGTTGGGTACATGTACCCGGCTGTATCCTCGCCATAGGTTGAGAAGTCCAAGAGGTAGTCTTGTGTAAACTCACACAAAACAAGCCAGTCCTTGTCTACGTCAGAGGCGTTTGTGCAATGCTCCCAAGCCAAACAGAACAAACGGTCATCAATAGCAACGCAGGAATGTATTCCGTAAGTGTCAGACCCAGAAGTAAGGCGCGTCCACCCCGCACGTTTCTCTGCACGGTTTGAGCCAAACAAGATAGCATCGCCATCATTCATTACAAAAACCGCATAAGACTCAGCCTCACCAAAAGCGCCATGAACAACAGCCGAATCTATTGGATCATCAAGAAGATGAGAGGCAATTGTGGAAACAGCGGTCGAAGTGTAAGCTTCTTCTGCATCAGTATAGAGGTACTCACGGATAACCTTGCCGCCCGTCTGAACAAAAAGCGTAGCCCCATCAATAGATTGAGGCTCAACAAATGTAATCCCGTAAGGAGTTTGCTGTCGCACTTGAGCGTTTGTTGGCGTGATGACTTGGTTCAGAAACGTTGGGGTGTACAGTTCTGAGGACGCTGTGAATATCTGTAGATCGCGGGCCGATTTCAGATAGCGGATTTCATTCACTTCGCCCGTTGCTGCGGTGATTGTGATTGCGTCGTTGTCAGCCCCGGTTCCTATATCGAAGTTGAAGTATTGGCCCAGCTTGCTGCTCCACATGGTATCAGGCTGAGCAAGCGTACCCCCAAACACCAATCGGTTTTCATGGAACGTTACGCCAGCAGGATAGCCTCTTTTTGCAGAGAAGGACTGCTCAGACCAATCAAGAGTTGCCGCCGCTGATGTAATGTAAACAAGGCCACCGCCATCTTCTGAATCGGTTGCCGCCGCTGCGCCCTCAATGACATAGGTATTTTCGTCGATTACTTCCTTAATGGTTCTTGCGCCATTGATGTTTGAAGCAATAATTCCCCCGGTGGCTGAAGCAGAGGAAACAGTAATAGACGCGCCAACATCCAAGCCGTGCCCAAGATGAGTGACTTCGATTTCATCAACGCCTTCTCTGGTCCTCAAAGGGTTGAGAATAGAAAGCCTTGTTCGGATTTCATAAACCGTTGCCGTACCATCATAGTAAGTAGTTATGATGCTTCCGGTTGCTTGGGTTGCTGACTGAACGCTGGAAATCTGAAACTCACTGTCGCCAATCGTTAGCACTGTGCCAACGTGCAAAGACGAAAGGTAGTCTCCCCCCGTTTGCGTTCCGGTAGTGTCAAAATAATCGGAACTGATTGTGACCGTGATTGTTCCAGCGGCAGCATGGGATGCAGCGCTAGGTGTCAGGGTTACATTGCTTGCGGCAAACTTTGCGTAGGGCTGGAAAATATGCCCACCGTCAAGAGACTGGTCAAAGCTAAAGCTATCCACAGTAAAGGTTGTCAGGCTGGTTCGAATAATCATCCGAGGAACAAACAGCGGGTGACAGATAAAGAGAACGTCACCATACTGCGAGTGCGTGTACTCATGCAGATAATCCACATCAAACGGCAGAGCGTTTGTATCCACATCCTGAGTAATTGTTTGAAGGAAAGTAACGTTGCTGTCGGTTACTCGCCAAGTTGTTACAGTCAAATCAGAGATGCCAATGATGTATCGCTCATCATCATCAAAGATGAAGTGAAACAGTTTCATCTGCATACGCTTTGTTGAGTCGTATTCAATCTCAACGTGGTCCAAGGCTTTTAGACCAAGCCTTCGCTTGGCTCCGCCTTCAGCGCGCACGATCATGTTCTCAATGCGTTGAGCCGAGGACTGATAGATCGGAGTATCAGTTCTCATCAGCGTTGAGGGGCTAACCTCACCAAACTGAAAACTGTTTACAGGAACACGAACCTTCTGCATTAAGTGCGCCTTTGAGAAATGTACCCAGTGGTTGTCAGTTTACGAGTTGTTTGCTGCTGAGAGTCAATGTGACGAGCGCGAGCAAAATGAACGAGAGATTGCTGGCCCATAACATCAGACAGCCTTCCATCCCTTGCTAGGGAAAGAGCAAAGATGGAAGCAAGCGAGTAGGTTACTGCCATCTTAAAAGGGGCGGGCCAGTCAACAACGTCAGGGCGAAAGATGTAGTCAATGACCAGCGTGTCAGTAGACGTAGCATCACAGTAAATCTTGCGCTGATAGATGTCGTACTTGATACGGGCATCGTTGATCGTAGCGGCGCTAACAATCACGCAGTCACTTGGAAGACTATACGCGGAATCCCAGCGGCTTGTTGGGTCAACGCTCGATTTGGTTAACGTTCTTTGCTTGGAGGCAAAGCGCCACCTATGCCCCGAAAGGCTAGAGTTGATTGTATCTTCAAATATAGAGGTGGCAATCTTGCCTTCCGGCGAATCATCCGAAAAAGCAGTTAGCGCCTCTGCACCAATGAGATGCAAGGCACTGTTCGCTACGTCCAGATCAGAATCAGCTATGTCAGGCATGAATAGCTGGGGGGCCGAAGCCCCCCACCTTTCTTAGTCAGTGTCAGTTTCAACAATTACAGTACCGTCCGAAACATCAACCACGCCAGCGGCGTTGGTAAGAACCGAAACAAAACTGGTCGTTGGAGCGTTGGTGTCGGCAACAATAATTACATCGCGCACGCTAAGCATGTTTGAAGCATCGTTGAAGTATCCGGCAGTGTTGACGGTAGCAATCGGGTCAACCGTGGTATAGAACCACAAATCCCCATTCGACGCGCCCCCAATGCGGGTTAGTCCTGCGGCTGCGTAAGCCATTCGCCAATCTCCTTAGTTGTTGTCGAGGACTTCGTAGATACCGTTGTCATCAATGGCAACAGCACCCATCGACATCATCGACGTTGCAAGGTGGGCGACTTTCTCAGCAACATAGTTTACCTCAGTTGTTACGTCTTGGTTCACACCAAGACCAACCGCCGAAGTGTGGTAGGCAAAGTTCTTGCCACCAGTTACCGCCGAAGTCGAAAAGACGTTGAAGGACAGGTAGTTCTTCATTGTCATGCCGCCCGCAAAGGGCAGGTTTTGATCGCCAACATAGTCCGAAGACGCGAAGGAAGTAATCGCAAACAGATCAGCAAAGCCAGCCGGGGCCATCGCAAGATAGCGTTGGTTGTCTTCTGGAATGTCTGCGGTTCCAAACGTTTCGAACAACAAGAGCAGATCGGCCTGAACCAATGCGCCGCCAGTATCAGCAATCTGAGTCGAGTTAGCACCCGCATCCATTGCCGTAATCAGCAGTTCATCAGTCTTACGACCCAGAGCAGCAGCCGAAGAAGTGGCAACAGCCTGACGCTCGTTGATGTTGATTTTCAGTTCGTCCAGCTTGTCGATATACTCAGCCGCATAGTAGTCGGCCATCGTTGCTGTGACATTGGTGTGCGCCAACTCCATCGGAGTCACGTTACCGTTGCGCGATTTAGTCGAGGCAGAGCCAGTGCCAATTTTTTGGAATCGGGCAGTCGTCCCAGTCACAGACGTATTTCGAACAGTGTTCTTTAGCTTAGAACCCATGCGCTGATACGCCATATGAACTTCTGTTTCGAACTGCGCGATGAAGGCTTGGTCGATAGTATTCGCCATTTCATCAGTCCTTGTATGAAGTTATCGTCGGATGGGTATCCGCCTTTTCACTTCAGCAAGGGTATCCGCAGGGCGGGCCTCTAGTGTAGTACGGGCCTAGACAATTCCCCCTCTGACTGAAAATTGCTTCGAACGCAACGCACAAAACCAATAAAACTTTCGCCGTGCTTCTCTTCAATGCAAAATGTTTTGAACTTCAAAAAGAACATCCAGTTAACGATTGGCATGTTTCCCGTCCATATACTGCCATGAATCGTTGGGAATTGTGTGTGGTAATATTTGATTAAGTCTATTGAGGCTCTGAGAAAGGCCAAGCGGTTCTTCTTGATGTCTTCAGCAAACAGCGCCCAAATATGGGCAGTGCGCCCATCATCATCTGGCTCTTGCTCGACAAGCCCGACAACCGCCAAAGGAACATTATCCTTTAAAACGCAGTGCGTTAGCGGGTCTTTAATAAGGGGAACAAGCGCAGCTAACGGGTCCAAGTTATGGATTTCGAGCATTTCCTTTTTGCTCTCTGCGCTCATATTGTTAACAAAATCAAAGACATGACACGCTTTAAAGCGCACCAAATCAAGACCACGACTGCTAAGAAGCTTATCCATAGAGTTTCTTGAAGCCGTCATCGACTCGTTTCACAAACGCAGAATCACGCTTGGCAGTATTCCAGTAACGCTCATCCTTCATCATTTCATGCAGAGCATCCTTGCCGCCCTCTTGAGCGGGCGAAGAAGCGTCTGAGAAAGAACCGTCTTTCATTTTTTCCATCAGCGCTTCCATCGCAACAATCCCGTCCGCACTTTCAAACATACGGTGAACCGCAGGCATGGATTCTTCGGGGAACATTTTCTGCGCAAACATGCTGGCCGCTTCAATGCGGGTCGTTGCGTTCTCGCCAAGCTTAATTCTCTCAGCGTCCAGATCGGGCTGAGTACCTTCCATTGCCTTTGCGTAAAGAGCAATCCCCTCTTCGAATTTTTCCTGACCATAGCCATTCTCAAAGCTATGTTCTGACCACCACTTGAGAAGTTCATTGTCCACTGACTCGGCCGCGTCAATAATCTCAGGCAGTTGATAATCACCAGCAGTTTCAGGGCGGTCTTTTAGCGAAGCGGTACGCATTTCTTCGCCAATTTCCTTGCGAAGTTCTTCATCCTTTGCGCCAAGCTTAGACTCCAAGGACTTGTAAGCCTTAGCTAAATCTTCAGGAGTCTTGTACTTTTCAGGGAGCCACTCCGGCCTCTCAGTGTGTGCAGAAACAGGGGGGGTTTCCGCACTTTCTGTACTTTCTGGGGCGGCGCTTTCTTCCAGCAAACTCTCACTCATTTGTTTTTACTCCTATGCCCTTGCTCAATTCTGTTCTCTAAAAGACCAACGATATAACGCTGACCTTCTATGTGGTGAAGCGATTCAGTAGATACTGAAGGCCCGTTTACTCTTTCGATAGTGATGCTGCGAAGATATTTCAGCACACTCTTGCCAAGAGGACTGGAAAATAACTCAGTTACGTTAAGGCTGATGATTACATCGGCCTCAGAGGTTCTCTCAATTCCGTCAATCCCCGTGCTAAGCTGCTTGCGGGGGGAGGGCTTCTGGTTCTGGGGCAAGTTGTGGTCCCTGCTGCTGTTGTGCTTGTGCTTGCATAGCTTCCATTGCGGCCTGAGCAATCTGCTGACGCTGAGCCGGGTCGCGGATCAATGACTCAGGAACGCCAAACTGCTTGGCAAGCCAGACTGATGTTTCTTCTGAATCAATCAAGACATTCAAAGTCTCTGGACCAAAGGTTCCGCCAACCATCTCAAGGAACCGGGCAACAGAACCAATATCCTGATTGGCTTGAGCTTGTGCCAGCGGAGAAATAGAACGAATCTTGATCTCTCGGCCATTCACTGTAGGCAATTCAATGCGGCCCTGCTTCTTTAGAATGTAGATAACACGCTGAATGAACGGCTGAACCAACTCAACCTGCAATCGGCCAAAAGCACTGCCCATCCTGCGAGATAGGTCCGCCATGCGCTCAGCAACCTCAGTTGCAGTAGCTGGAGTTTTGTTAGGATCAGAGAGCATGTCATTAAACAAGCCCCTTTTGATGTTAAGTCGTTGATCCTGAAGGACAAGTTGCGCCATATTGAAGTCACCAGCCGCGCGGATAGGCTCAAGACCCCTTGATCCCATAGCCTTCGGAATGATCGTGCCGGGAACAAGGTTGATAGTCTCAGGGTTAATTACCCCGTCATCTTCCATCTGGTACATTCCAGAAATAGCCATGTCGGCGTTCTCCAGAATGCTCCTAATTACCTTGTTGGTTGTCTTAACCGCTGCCAAAACGTTGAGCAAAGGACCGCGACCGTACACTTCACCAGCGCACTTACCCCAACGGAAGCAAATGAACGGATTTGAGCCAACGCCTACAAGTTGCTTGCTGTGAAGCAGGCATTCTGTAGTCATTTCAATGGCATGGTGCAGCCAAACTTCCTCGTTCCTTCGGCTGTAATCCCTACATACAACCTCAAGGACCGTTGTTTCTTCATTGCTAGTCAGCTTGGGGCGAATCTTGGAAGGAAACTTCTCCTCGTTGTAGAGAATGCCAAGCTGATTGAACGCAATCTTCTTTCGCTCACGGAAAACATAGTCGATCTTGCCGTCAGGGCCACGCGCTAACACCACTTGGGGCAAGGGAAGCGCAGAACAAACGATTGGATTGATTGAATCGCCCTCTTCAACCGCCAGAATGCCAGTGCCGACAGCCAAATCCATAAAGCTTTCATGCACTTCTTGAGCAAAGTTCGAGTTTTGAATTACGTCAAAGACATAATCAGTAACAGATTCAAGCTGCTCGTTGATTGCGTCAGCTTCTTCAGGAGGAATCTCGCTCCCAGCAGCCAAATCAGCCCAGCGAGAGTAGTTGGGAACAACACCAGCCTGCAAACGGGATGCAAATTCCTGCACACCAACAACCGCAGTCTCGTCAAAGATCAACTCATCACGGCGCTGACCCGGCTCTTCGTGGTAAAACGACTCCCGATTGGGAAGAGCGTATTCATAACACTCTTCGAAAACAGGAATCCAGTTTTCTCGATTTGCCTTTGATTTGGCGTATTTATCAAGATGCGATTTTACCGTTGGTTTCATGAAAACCTACTTGCATAACCAGCAGCCCCAGTCGCAGAAGTAGTCTTGAACAACGACCGACGCCCTGTACCCCCAGAAAATCCACGCTCACCAGCAACCTTGCCAGTCAGAGCGCCTTCAATGTCTGTTCGCTTGGTTTCAGCAAGTTCCTCAATCTGCGCTCGCTTGGCTTCTTCAGCCGAAGCGCGTTGAGCCGCTGCTGCATCTTTTTCTGCCTGACTAGGCCCACCACCAAAACACATATCAGTCTCCTTTTCTTGGCTTTCTCACAGAATCCAATTAGAATCAACGCACAAAAGAAGAAGCCCTCTTGCGACTAGGTGGCCTAGCGAACACGTCAAACGATCTCTTGGCAACTACAGGCTTGGCTGGCCGCTGATTGTTGATAAGAGCGCGACCCTCGCCAGAACCAAGCATAAGGTACTGTAATGCATCATGAATGTGGGAAAACATATTCTTATCAGGCTTGTCAGCGTAGCGTTCACCACTCACTTCCATGCGCTTGTACGCGTACCCACCCT